CTAAGACATGATTGACTTGGTGTGGAAAATCATTGCGGTTCATACCCATTCTCCTCGGTTCACCCACTGTGGAATGACGTACTTTGTCATACGCCACCTACCCCGCTCCCCCTGAAGTTCAACTGTCAGAGGGGAATCGGAGCCGCCTACACACTTCCAATCAAGATACTGCGGCCTCTTTTCGAGGCCGTATAGGCTCTTGAGGAAGAACTGTGTGTCACAAGGCTCATACGTCGGCTTAGAAAAGCTCGGCGCAGAGACTTCAAACCCCTCGTGTCCCCAAGGGGCTCGACGAGGTCTTACTTCGTCGAAATCCCCAAAGAGACTAGAGTCTCCGTAGCCATCCGATATTCTCGGACGGCGGAAGTATTCGGGCAACATGCCCTTAAACTTCTCATACGTGGGTTTGAACCGACCATCAAGGCCCCATGGCAACCCGCGCGACGAATGTCGCCGAATGTTGTTAAGGACCAGCAAAAGACGATCGGTGGACACTATATCCTCACGGATATAGAAAGGCGTAACGTCGCATCCGTTAAAGTAGTGCTTACCGCACGACTCACGGAACGGCCCACTTGCGAAGCTCTTCTTTGGGTTCACAGTGAACCCGCAGAAGGAAAGTAGCTTACACAAGGGTTCGTACACGTTGCCGGAAATGACGATGTCATCTCCATAAACGAGTAAGCGACGCTCCTCTTCGTCATGGAGTTCAAGGACGGCCTCACAGAGACTCCAGAAAATTAGAGTCTCTAATTCAAACGTGAAGCCGTTCCCCATAGACGAAACCTTTTGGTACGATACCTCAGTACCATCAGGTAGAACACCGACTGGTGATCGAGCATGCTCGATTGCGCTAAACCAGTCGTTCGGGAGTAGCTCAGCCACTAATCGCAACGATATAGTGTCTGAGGCCGACGACAAATCAACGGTCGCCAACTTACCGGTCTTACTCCCCTCGAGAGCCAACTTTTGGTTGTTCTCTTGGGTATCAAGATCGATACCTACACGCCGAAGACGCTTCCGAATCAAGCCACCGATCCCTTTTTGAATCCAAAGATTCATTTGGGGCTCGATAGCAATAACTCGGTCCGTTTTCGCGTTCTTAGGCACAGTGGTAATGCGGTTCCCCTTGACGACCTTCAAAACGTCAAAGGGCGCCTGCCCTCCCGCCAGGGAGGCTATGTGGTTAAACCACATAGGACAACGGCGCAATGCCGTGTACGCAAGTGCCGCACATCCCTTCGTTACTTCGGGAATTCTCCCGAACTTGTAGTAAGCATCTCCGTATTTTCGTTTCAGGTCGAAAGTCGCACCTGGACCAAAACCGAAGAGCTGCTCTGCTTGCTCCCAATCAAAGGGACCAAGTACTCGTGCTATCTTTCTTCGCGCTGTATGAAGATACGACGCGAACGACACAGTTGTAGAAGCTGTGCCGTAGCTACGAGCAAGACGAAGGTTTGTCTCTAAGCAGCTCCTTTCCGCCGCCTCGAACGCCGCAATGGCGACCTTTTGCCGATCGATGCCGAGATTCCAAGACGGAAACTTCGACATAAGTTCAGCGACAAGGTAATCATCGCGGAAAATCGAGGCGTCTCTATAAGTGGACGGATCCACTTTAAGAGAAACCAGTTCATG